CAGCGGTATAAACGCCGCCAGCAGCCGTGGTCAGTGAAGTTGAAGCGTTCGTCACAACAATCCGACGCACAATGTACTTGGCTGGATTGCTAAAGATCGTGATCATTTGATCGGCAGTCGAATTCATGTTCGCGCCGACCAATGTCCCAAGCAGGATACCTCCGAACTGCTGAGGTAGCAGACTACCTACTTTGTTGGCATCCATGCTTTACTCCAATTAACTGTTGTAAGTGCCAGTAGCAGCAGCGCCACCATTGACCGTTAGGTAAGCAGCAGTCACAGTACCTGAAGTCGAAACGATTTTCACGTTCTGACCATCAGAAACAATCATGCCACCCGTATTAGCGGCAATCACATCAGCCCATGCAGAGCCGTTGTAAGCCTGAAACTTACAGTTGGCAACTGGATAGATGATGTAAAGACCAGCAGGAACCGTGTAATCGGTTCCGGCAGTTACTGACTGCGTTACATAGTCAAAATAAGCGCCGTCAGAGTTGGCTGCTAAGCCACTAACGATGATTTTATTAAGTGCAAGTGCCATTTTTTGCTCCTTACAGGGTCAACGAGTTGTAACCCGTTACCTTGGTCATGGCCTTTGGCTTTGTGCAAACCATTTCTGCAATGGTCAACACAGCGCCAACATAACCAATTTGCCAGTTAGGTAGCGTGGACTCAAAACCAGTGAACGCAAACTCAGCCTGCTCATGGATGTACATGCTCAGATAGTTGGTGTTCAGCAAGTACAAAGTACCTTCTGGACAGTACGGATCAGGATAGATCGGCACACCAGCAACCATCAATGCACGGAAGCCAGATGACGGGCCATCAGGACTGTTAGCAAAGTTGCTTCCAGGTGTGATCATGTAGGTTTCTTGGCCTACAAAGTCCTGTTGCAACAGCGTCCAAGTACCAAAGCCGCATACGCCAAACGTCGGGACTTCAGCCGAGTTCTTAACCGTGCCAGAGATGTACTGAAGCAAGTTCTGACGGGTCGGGTTAACCGAACCAGCAGCGTATTGCTTAGACTTCCACCAGGTGTAGGTCGAACGGTTGATGTTGCCGTAAGTTGCCGTACCCGTGCCATCATCCACAGCAGCAGGCAAGCCTGTGAACTGTTGCGTGTTGGTCGTGTTGGTGTAAAGCGAGGTTGCCATAGCGTCCATCATGACGTTGGTCGCATCGTTCATGCGAGCCTCAATCAAGGGGATCACTGCGTAGTCTTGCTGAACAGCACCTTCCATACCGAGGAACGGTACAGGTGCGATCATCAGCTTCAAGTTCCACTCTGCGTTATACGCACCCTGCTGAACAGCAGGCTGAGCAAACGAACCAGAGTAGTCTGACCACTGGGCGTTAACAAACTGAGAACCCTGAACTGGCACGGTGACGGACGACACACCGCCTGAAGCGGTCTGAGAGTTCGCCAGCAGTGCAGCAAGCAGGGGTGTTGAGTTGTAAAGCTGGACAACCAGTTTGGGAATGAACGCCCTACGGGTTACATAGGTAAGTTCATTAAACTGACTGGTGCCCGATGCTGGGAGAATACCACCACCGATAGCCATGTTGTGCTCCTAAGAAACAGCCCTTTAACCTAAACCAATGGGTCGTTGTCGGCTATTGCCGCGCAACTCATTGAACGCTTGTGCAGCCTGCTCTCGCGCAGCCGCCACCGGATTCTTCAAGAAATTCTGCACACCCATCTTGTTAATGATGGTTGAGCCATTAAATACCGGCGTTGGACGGTCGAGCTGCTTCTCTTGCATGATGTACTGAGCCGCAGTCTCATGGTTGTTGATACCTTTCTCAACCATGATTTTCTCGATCATCTTGATGTCGTCATCATTCTCCGCGAAGCCTTTCTCTTTGAGCGTGTTGCGACGACGGGATAACTCTTCCTTCGCCTCTTTCTCACGAAGTCTTGCTTCTAAAGCGGCAATTTTTGCCTCTTGCGCTGAAATAGCACGGTTTGTCTGTTCTTCGATCTCAATCTCAGGGACAGGCAAGTCGGGATGTGCAGTTTTAGTGAGCTTCAAAAACTCCTTGCGAGTTTTCGGGTTTTCAGCCAACGCTTTTGCAAGCGCAGCCAGCTCATCTCTTGCATCGGAGGTTAATGATTCGAGAGACATCGTTCAGCCCTTCAAAAAAATTAGTAAACGCGCTTGGTGTCGCCAGGCTTGCTGAGCGTCATCTTGTTGCGCGAAACTTTGTTAGCACCCGTAAGTCCGCCGTACATGTCATAGCGGGGTGGGTTGTAGACCTGACCATTTTGCTGCTGGTTATCCAGAGGTTTGCGGATCGTGCCAGCGCGAGGCTTAAACAATTCCATCATAGGCTCCTAAATAGGGAGTGGGGGTTTTTCAGTACCAGGAACAGGTGACGCAGCCATCGAACGCATCTCAGCCGATGCGCCACCAGCTTGCGGCAATGTCTGGATCATTTGCATGATGTCAGCCGGTGCAAGTTCTTTTGCTTTGGCATCCATCTCGCCAAACGCTGAACCCAAACTACGGATGACATCGGTCAATGCTTTGGCTTCTTTTGAATCATCGGGAAACTTCTGCAAAGCACCCATCAACATGCCAAGGCCAAGCTGCACATCGATGCGGCCTTGCATCTCTTCACCCTTCTTGGGTTCAGGGGTGGACATGGGAGAAGCCATCGGAGGAGACTCTGCACCAGACAGCGCAGGCTTCTCTTCATCTTCCATCTCTTCGTCTTCTTTACCCTCGACTTCAACCTCGACCTTGGATTTCCCATTGCCGCGAATAAGTTTGAGGATTTCTTCCGTTGAAACAGCCATATTGGTTCCTTTCGGACGGTTTGTAAGCGTTTACTTACCGTCTGTCAAGTTTAACGGCGTGACGGACGGCTACGACGCAACATTTTTCGCTGAAACATCAGTATCTCCTTCCTTCACTACGGTATGCCGTACGGTTCATAGGGGCGCGTTGGTACTGCAAGCGCGGTGTTTTCGTCATTTGACGCAAATCAGTCTCCGTTACACGGGGTTGATCACCTTGTGAACGGTAGGAATTCTGTTGATTGCTCGATGATTCAGCGTTGTCGTTCATAAAGCCTCCGGTTGTGCCGCATCAGGTGGCGTTTGTTGGGCTTGCATCATCTGCGCAGCCTGTTGCGCCGCTTGCATCTTCTTCAAATCCTCTTTCAACTGCTGTTTCATGGGTGGTTCAAGGATGTCAATGAGTCTTTCCTTGGTAATCGCACCTCGATCAGCCAGTGCAAAGGCTAAAGCACGTAAATCTTCGGTAAAAATGGGCGAATTGCTGTGCGCATCGACTTTTACGACGAAATCATCGGTAAATTGGTCAGCAATGAACTTTTGGTCGTTCAAATCGGTGTAAGTACGGTCTGAATACACTCTCATGCACTTCAAATAGAGTGTTGCCATCTTTTCTAGCGCATCTTCAACAATTAACGCCCGTTTTTTAGCCCTTGAAGACCCTAAACGAGCTAATTGCGAGGCATGACCAGCACTTCTAACCCCAGATTCGCCTCTTCCTTGCAGCACATTGACAATGCCAGAGGCTTCTTCAAACATTTTGTCGATCTGATCAATCTCTCGGAACAGATCATTGGGGATAGACGGTGCCATTTGCTCGACTTTGGCATTAGGCATATCCGTTGTAAGCAGGCCAGCAGCACGATTAAGCGCAAAATTCTTCTCATCGAGCAGCCCCGTAAAGCCAATTAAGGCTGTAGGCGGTGCTACTTGCTTGGATAAGAGGTCAAGAATCTCTGCCATACGCTTATTTCGCATGTCTTGCAGGAAGACTAAGCGACCAACCTCTGAGATTCCCCAGTAATAATCGTATTGCGGGGTAGGGCAAATCTGCACAAAGGGCAATTCACCCTTCAAAAACATGCTTTCACCAGGTCTGTCGTAGATCACGACATTAGGATCGGCAATAGTGACGCACTGATAGTCATCGGTATCGTCATTCCAGACCCACAATTCCGTCATCTTGATAGTTTCTTCCATCACACGCGGCTTATAAGTCTGCATTCCAGCGATGTTCAGGTTCACATTACCGTACATCGTTGGGTCAGTGGCCGACAGAATCAGGCGTTGTATGCCATCAGGCACTTTGGATTGCTCTGATTGACCGATCTGAATGCGCTTAAAGATTTCATCTTTGTTGGGATGCGCATAGAGTCTTGCGTATAGCTCAGACGCTGTGATGTAGTAAATCTGAATGAGCGCTTCTTGCCTGTCGGTATAAGGCGTATCTTCACGCAACACACCCATCAAGCGTGGATCAACCATGTAAGGGTGCATTCCCTTCTTAGGAATGAGCTTGATAAAGGTTGAGTTGTAGCAAAGCGCCCAATTTAAGGCTTGTGCAAAGACTTGATCAGCGTTGCTGTTGAGCCACTCATCGTTAAGACCGCCCGTAAGCGCAGGAATCATCGCCTGATAGCTTGGCGAGATGGAAGCACCAAGCGTTAGCGAGAAGCGTGTCGTTTCTGCTGAGTAGAGAAACGATGAGAGTTGATCAATGTGAGGATAAATCTTGTTGTAGTAGGCAGGTGGTGCATCAATACCTGCCCCAAACAAGTAGTAAGAACGCAAAGAGTCGTACTCACCACCTCGATCTTCAATGCTGACAGAACACTTGTTTACAAGGTCGTTGTAAAACGCCTCTCTATCGCCAAGTCCTGTCGGTATTTTCATGATTGAATCTTCAAGTTTTCGTGATCATTTGTCACAATGCCTGGTTTAGGCGTTGCCAATCTTACTCCAGAGTTGCGAACCGCTGTCAACCCCCCAACTGTTTCATCCTTAATCGGGTTCAGATTGTAGTTGCTTACGTTCGTAGGACTACCCCATTGCACGGCAAACGGGTTTTGCGCCATTTGTTTTTGTTTAGCATTCAAAAGTGCATGAGGTTGTGCTTCACCTTCACGCACCGACTTGATGTCACTCATGCCGTAATCCTTGGCAAGCTCTCTCATCGTGGTATCAGCTTGCTTGGTGCTATCTGACTTTAACCCAACGGGTTGCAGAAACACCATTTGCACATCCGTGCAGCCAGCAGGACAGACTCCTTCTCTTGACTCAAAGAAACCATGCACAGGGCACTTATAGTCATGAACAACGCTCATCGCTTTCCTTTCATTTGGGTTTGCAAGTCTTGGCGGCGGTAATCGTCAGCCCTGGGGCGCACGCCAATATCTAACTTAAAACCTGCCCCATCCCAAGCAATCAAGGAGCGCCTCACCATCGAAGGCTTTGGCTCCTCTCGATACTCCATGTAGCGTCTTAAACCACGCTGCATGATGCGTATCTCGCCTGCTAGAACCTGCCCATAGGCTTTATTGACACGACGCTGCAAGCGCTCTGTCAACGGTTCTGACTTCCTTACAAAGACATCCATGAGATGTGATGGATGCGTACCGCAAAGTTCTGCAAACATGGCAATGGATATGCCTCGGTTCTTGTCTGCAAGAAACTTAGGCATCTCTTCCAATAACTGCGCCTTGGTTCGCATTACACGCCGATAGCTTTCAAGTAGTTATTGATTGACTTTTGCATCACAGGTTCATCACGAATCACCTCTTGCTCAGCACGTTTTGCCTTCGTTACCCGCAAGGCCATCAAACGAGGCATCACTTGTTCAGCAAAAGCAACCGTTGCCAGTGCTGTTGCAATCACACGATCATCTTTGTTTCTGCCATGCGCTGCAATCCCACCCATATCTCGAATCACAGACTTCATTTCTTCAAGCAATTCCATGGAACGTACGGTCAACATGCCACGTTCAAAGTAATCCTTGAAGTAATTCATCATCCGTTCCTTGGATGAATGCGTGGTGAGGTAGCCAATGGAGTTGGATAGCCCACCTAACGAGTCATTGCGCCGCCAGAGATAGTGCGACATGTGACCTAAGACATCCATTAAACCTCTAGCCTTTTGAGCATCATAGGTCTGTGCTTGGCGTTTAAGGTTACGCATCTCATTAATAACGGCCTGACCTGGCCCATTGACTTCCAGGTTGAGTGTGGAGTTCTTATAAGCTCCTGCCAGATAGCAAATCACCCAGGCAAATTGATACGTGTTGAGTTCATTGGTTGCAAACTCAGCCACTTGCTCTAAACCATCTGCATACGCCCGATAGACCTGAATACAGAAGCGATCTGCCCAGTCTGAAGACCCATAAGCAGGGTCAGCACCAATGACATAGAAAGCATTGTCAATCGGTTCTTCCCAAATCTTTAACGTGGCTAGCTTTTCAGTGGACTTGATAAGACTTGTGTCTTCAAAGAATTGACCCAGTGTGAATCGATAGAAGTCAGGTAATGATTCCTTGGCGGCACGGGCAGCATCCGTGCAGCGAGAGTGTGAGAAGAACGATGTGCCTGTCATCACAAAGGCATAGTCTTCAGTCGGTGGAAACTCCTGGTACATCAAGGCTTCATCTTTTAAGCCTTCATACATCTTCCATCGCCACCAAGCCATCTGGCGGGAA